CCTATTGATGATGATGGAAATGTTTTTGTATACAGCACTTACTGGCTATCTGTACCAGCCAATATTTTTGCTGGGGAAATAGAATTTACACCGCCAGATAACAAAACATAGAAGCGGATAAACCGCTTAATTAATCGTTATGTGCCGGGGAAAGATAATGTCTATTGGGAAATGGTTGGGAAGATTCTTTATGGTGGGAGCTTTAGGCGAGTGTCTTTCTTGGTATGTTATTTTGAGGTTTCGACCCTTATTGGCATATCTTTACGGCACATAACCAGTTAATTGAGCGTATGAAACGCTCATCAACACGTTGAGAGGGCTTATGAAAATAGACAAAGCAAGAGAAGTGTCGGCAAGGATTTGGTGTGATCAAGATTATTCGCACATTACAATGGATGTAGATTTATGTGAGATAATTGCTCAATTATTGTTGAGAGAAGCTAATAAACAAGAAGCCTCCCAACAATCCGTAGAAGCGGATGCTATAAGCAGATGTATTTGTCCTAACTGCGGTCAACCACATCCATATAAGGTTGAGAAATCTGGTAATGAAGAATGTGAAAGTATGTGTGATGCTTTCCCTAAAAGCACCGCTTAACTAAATCGTTATGTGCCGACCAAGCGTTTACAGGGTTCTCAGAGGAAAACTGGGCAATGGTCGTTTCCGATGTCCGCAAGTCGACAAGGACAAAGCCTTGGTTCTGAAATATCGGACAGGTCGGCACATAACAAGTTAATAGAGCGTATAAAAACGCTCATCAACACATTTAAATTTACGGAGGATAAAATGAGCGATTATTATATTTTGGTTGACGGGGTGGCAAAGCCTTGTGACCTAATAACATGGGCTAAATGGTTCGAAACCGCTGACAGAGAAGTAGCAAAAGATATTGTCGGAGAATCAGAAGTAAGCACCGTGTTTTTAGGAATAGACCATTCTTTCGGTGATGGGCCACCCCTGCTGTTTGAAACACTTGTTTTTGGTGGTAAGTTAGACCAAGAAATGGATAGGTACTCAACATTGGAAGAGGCAGAAGTTGGTCACAAAAATATGGTTGGAAGATTACGCTCCGAAATTTAACAACCCAATTCAGAAAGACGCTGAACAGATGCGCTTCTGATTTATGACGTTTGGAGGCATAATGGGACTTCAGCTTTTCTCACCTAAACCAAAAAAAGATTCACTTAACGAAACAAACGTAACTTCTGTATTGAGCAATGCGGAAGAAATGGCGAAGAAAAAGTGGCTGAATTGGGTTAGAGAAGATAACAAGCCAATTCAGGATATAAAATCCTGATTTAAACCGTTGGAGAGCCTTATGAGAGATACAATCGAAAAAGCTAAAAACTTGTTTGGAAGCATTATATGTTTGAGAGCGGAAGGTATAGAATTTTTTTCACAAAAAGAAATACTGGATTCAATTATGAAAGAGGCGTGTAAAGGGTATGACTTGTGCAAAGAAGCTCTCCAACAATCCGTTGAAGCAGATTATTGTAAAACATGCTCTTGTCCTAATGGTTACAATATAAATTCTGCTGGATACTGTTCTATCTGCGGAGGGAAGAAAACCGCTTAACTAAATGACCGGAAAGCTTTTGCCAGTCCAGCCCGCTTGCGTGTAAGTTTGTTAGGGCTTTTTAATCCCTGCCGGATACATTCAGAGGTCACGCCTTTGAAACCTTTGGATTTTCAGTAGCGGGTAAAACTGCCTTTCGTACCTCTTGCCTTCATGTTTTGATTAACTTTCTGAATCCATTTCTTTTTTCTTTTCTTTGCCATTTCCATCTCCGTTTTTTTCATTTTCGATATTTTCTTTAATTTCATTGCCGATAATAGTCTTAATTTCCGGAGGAATGTCCGAAAGTACTCTTGAAACAATGGATTTTTGAACGTGTTCGGCAAATGTTTCACTTGCAACTGCGTTCATGGCTTCCATAGAATTTTTCAAATCAACACTCAAGTCTTCGATAGAGAAAGACGTGGATCGTTCAATTTTTACTTCACTGTCAACTTCAGTATCAATTTCATCTTCACTGTTTTGCCATTTTAACCAGAATCTTAGGATATTCATTTCCGCTTCGGACATATTTTTACTTTTCTGGGTAAGCACAGAGTTCAATTGCTGAAATTCATATCTTAACGCAAGCCCTGAAGCTACTTCGTTATTCGTTTTTCTTTGTCCGTGAATTCCAGATAGATGGGCAATACGAAAAGACTCATCAATTTTCTTGTCTACCCATCCTGTGATACCTTTGATCGGTGCTTCAATGGCAGATTCCAGCCAGTCCGGTTTTCCGTATTTTCCATACTCCGGATCAAATTCTGTAACAGCATCAGGCCCTATAATAGTTTCTTTAGATGGTCCGTCTTCACCGTCTTCTCTTTCCATTGGTTTTCTGAAAATAGGAAATCCGGCATATTTCACAACTTCTTCTCCGCAACTTAAATTTCGTGTAATACTCGCTGTAATTCTGCTGAGTTCCACAATATCAGAAATACCAATATACGGATTAGCAAGGTCACTGAGATTTACGAGCCACACAAATGGAATTTCTTCTAAATGATTTTTGCCTGTTTTAATACGGACGGGAATATTATTTTTTCCTTTGTCTTCCCATATTTCCCATCTCTTTTTAGTCCATATCAGAAAATTTCCGTCATTTTGTTTTAATTTAAGATAAGAAAGTTCAGGCCGGTTGGTTTCTTTGTTTCTTTCGTATTCCCAGTAATAGATATTTTCTAAAATATACGGAGAACAGTATGGATAAATTCTGTTTTGTTTTTCTTCTTCCTTCGTAGAATATTTATGAGGCGGTTTATCTATAAGAATTCCGATAGAACCGTATACAGAAGCAAGTTTTTGAGCTTCATTCATAAGTAAATCAAAATTAGTTCCATATAAATCAGCATCAGACAGAAACATTTTCCATTGAACATCTTCTTCAAGTCTTGGAATTTTCCTGCTGACAGGTTTCTCCGTTAAGTAGAAATTAACAAGATTAATAATAGATTGACAGTAATTGAAATTAATACCTTCACTAACTCTGGCTTTCCAATTTGCCAGTGATTCTCTTTCGTGTCGGGTAAGTACTTTTTCTATAAAGTCACTCCCTCCACGATACGCAAGTCCATAAAATTCCCAATCGGAAATGTTTTCATTATATGCATCGCATTTTAAATCAAGTTCTTCCTTATTTGTTATTTTTGGATGTGCCATGAGCAATCTCCTTATTTCCAGTACAATGTTTTTCTGCTTTTTTTAAATCTTGGTCTATACGCCCATTGAAGAAACTGAGAAGTTGAATCCACCATGTCATCATGTCTTCCATGTGGAAACTGGGCTAACTGTGTTTCATAGTTTATCAGCCAAGGAGCTTTTTCAGGAAGGTATACCCTGCCGGATTCGATAATATTTGTTACTTCTGAAAGGCGAAATTCTTTTGATCGTTGTTTTGTAGATATTTTAAAAACAGGAATATTTGTATTACGATTCAGTTCTTGAATAAGGCTTTGACCACTTCCATGATCTTCAATAAGCACAGGGACAGAACTCCCAATTTTAAGAGCTTTGTTTCTATTGTAAATTCTGATAACTTCTTTTCTTAAATCAGGAAAATCCATTTTTTTATTGATAACATAAAGCAAATAAAAAGCGTTTTTTGCTATTCCCCATATGGTACAACAGGAAGGATCATGCAGTTCTTCCGGTTTAAATGCGGTATCCCATGAACAAACTATCTTCGTAATTCCAAACGGAGGCGCGGGTTTTTTCGCACCCATTCGTATAGCCGTATCATATGCGAGCCATCTTGCAGAATCATATTTTTGGAACCAGTCTATATTTACAAGTCCACCTTCTTTCGGCAATGGCTGTTGTTGATACAATGCATTCCATATTCGTGTACCAGTGGTTTCTTTGGTTTTTTTTAAAGTACCGATAGGAAATTCTTCAGGCCATAAGGCTTGTCCTTCTTTTCTTCCTGTTTCCTCCTCATCATGTTCCGCAATAGCTGGAAGACTTAATACAACCCAGTTTTCATGGGCTTTTTCTGTCATTAACCATCCAGCAAGATCATAAAAATTCCATCGAGTCATAATCAGTATAATAGCTGCTCCCTTTTGAAGCCGTGAATAAGCAACTGCAGAAAACCAGTCCTGCAATTTAAGCTGGGCGTTTTTACTGTCTGCTTCTTCAACTCCTTTTACCGGATCATCAATAATAAATATATTTGCGCCACGACCGGTAACAGCTCCTCCAGTTCCTACAGAGAATACATTTCCTTTCTGATCCGTACTTAATTTGTTTGCGCCTTTACTGTCAGCAGACAAGGAACAGTCTGTAAATATTGATCTATGTAAAGGATCAAACATCTGATTTCTTACTTTTCGTCCAACATCTCCTGCACGTTCATGTGAATACGTTGCATAAATTATATTATGTGAAGGATTTCGACCCATATACCATGCAATAAAATATTCACTGGCAAGCATAGTTTTTCCGTGACGTGGCGGCATAAAAATCATTAACCGGTTTATGTCCCGTCTTTCAATTGCTTCAAGATAAGCTGCAATTAATTGAATATGGTTTGTTATTTGGTAATCAGGCCATTGAATTGCAGCATAAGAAAGTAAGTGTGAAAAAGCCAGTTCTTTAGCATTCAAATGTTCAAGTTTTTGAAGTGCCTGTTTACTCAACAGCTTCCTCTGTTTTATGGGTTATTTTGCGTGGAGTAATTTTTACGATTTTCATGCCGGATGCTTTTTGAGCGGCTTTAAATGCAGCGTCATTTTGTTCTTTTGAAACAGTGGCAATAGCTCCTGCTACAATATGTTTTTCCGCTGCGTCAAGGCCGAGAAGTTTTGATCTTCGTTCAAGAATCTTGCGCCATTCTTCAAGAAATCTCGCACCGGAAGTAGGTTTAGTACACGCTTTAAATTTTTCAGCACATTTCTTTTCCAGTTCATCGAGTTTCGCAAGTTCTCTGATCTTTACTTCATCAATATTGTCTATCTGCTGTTTTTTCCAAGTATCATGAAGAAACTTTAGATCATTGCCAACTGTCTTTTCCGATACATTACACTCTTTGGCTATTTCATTTTTTCTGTATCCTTGAAGATAAAGATCACTGACTTTCTTTCTTCGGACTGCCATGATGTGTTTTCTCTGAGGAGAATATGGATTTATAATCTGACCTTTGTCTTGAGGGCTGATTGGCATGAAAATCTCCTTTTTTTATGAATAAAAGAGAAAAAATGAAAAAAATTCATTTTTTTGTTGACATTCATTTTATTAATAAAGTATTTATTGGTTGAAAGTCAATAGATTTTTAAACGGGGCACCCACAATGCTTGTGTGAGGCAAGCGGAAGGAGCTGGAAGCTAATGGCTATTAAGCTAAAACTTGACGATAATGGACACGTTGTTGTTGAGGACGGAAAACCGGTTTACATTCATGATGACAGTACTGAAACTGCTTTTGATGTTGATGAATTAATCAAAAAAGTAAACCTGCTGAGTGAAGAAAAAAACCGGCATTGGACAAAGGCGAAGAATTTGGAAACTGAACTTGAAAAATTTTCAGCTATTGAAGACCCTGAAACTGCTTTAAAGGCAATTGAAACAGTGAAAAATCTCGATGACAAATCTCTTATTGATGCGGGAGAAGTTGAAAAGCTTAAAAAGCAGTATCAAAATGCAATGGAATCTGAAAAAATTTCGTTAGCAGAGGCTTTCACTGTTAAGGAAAAAGAGTTTCAAGAAACCATTGCAACCAAGGATGCTACTATCTTTGATTTAATGGTTGTTTCAAAGTTTGCCTCAAGTCCATATTTTTCAGGCGAAAAACCCAAAACGCTTTTAACTCCTGACATTGCTGCTGATTACTTCGGAAAAAATTTTAAAGTTGTCGGAGAAGGTAAGGACGCAAAAATTGTGGGGGTTATTAATGGAGAAATCATTCCTTCAAAAAAGAATATTGGTGAACCCGCCGAATTTGAGGAAGCACTTTCCGCCATCATCGACTCGTATCCGCACAAAGAACGTATCATGAGAGCGGCTCCCGGAGGAGCAGGGGGCAGTGGAAATCTTGATGCCGATAACATTGGGGATACAGTAAAGATTAACAAAGTTCATGCTGAAAATCCAGAAGTATACCGTGCAGCAAAAGAACGGGCTGAAAAATCCGGAAAATCCCTTGTTATCGAATAAGTTTTAATTTCATAACAAAGGAGAAGACTGATGGCAAATTTTACCGATCCTTACAATCCTATCTTCTATGCTCAGGAAGCATTACTTATTCTTGAAGATGCACTGGGCATGACTCAACGTATTCACCGTGGCTATGACAAAGAAAGAAAATCAGCCAACAAAGGTGATACCATTCAAATCTATAAACCTGGAACCTTCTCTACTCAAGCGGGTGGGACAGGTACAGCAATGGATTTGAATCCTACTTACATTCAGATGACTCTCGACAGTTGGCGAGAAGTTAAATTCGGATTGACCGATCAGGAACTGGCTTACACAACTGATAAAATTATCAGTGATCATATCAGTCCTGCGGTTTATGCTATTGCACATTACATTGAATCACAGTTAACCGGACTTTATAAGTTCGTACCGTGGTCTTATGATGTGGATACTACACCAACAGCGCAGGACATTATTGATGCCCGTAAAATACTCAGAGATAACTGCGGAAATCTGGTTGATACTGATCTTATTCACTTTGCCGTTGATTCATGGTTGGAAGCGAAGTTTCTTGGTTTAGATTTATTTCATTCCGCTGCGGTAGCTGATACAGATTCTCGTGTTTCACGAATGAAAGGTCATCTTGGTGTCCGCTTCTGTGTTGAGCATTTCGTGCAGCAAACACTTTCAAGCCATACTTCCGGTACGGTTGTTTCTGCGGAAACTGACGTATTAGGCGCATTAGCTGCTGCCGGATCAGAAAGAGATACCACAATCAATGTCGATGATTTTAGTCTTGTTGAAACTTTTGTAGCCGGTGATTCTATTGTTATTGCTGGAAATACCCAGCGTTATTCTATAACTGACGATATTACTTTGTCTGCCGGTGCCCATGCTGCGGTTCCAATTTATCCTGCACTTGTTCAGGACTATGTAATAGATTCAGTAGTAAGTGCTGAAACTATCAGTGCTGCGAATTTCGCAGATGAGTACAACTATAGTTTGATGTTCCATAGAAATGCGTTTGCTTTTGCAATGGCTCCCCTACCGAATATTGGCGATGGTGCCGGGGCAAGAATGAGCGTTGTCACTGATCCAAGAACAGGATTATCCATCCGTTCAAGAGTTGCGTATGATGATGCAAACGCAAAAGTACTTGTTACGCTGGATGTACTGTTCGGCGTTAAATGTCTTGATCCAAATCTGGCTCTGGTATTTAGACGAAATGTATAAGCACAATTCTCTGAAGTGATTAGCAGGGGAGGAAACTCCCCTGCTTGATTGGCTTTATCTCTATAATTATATTTAAAAGGGGGCAAATGAAATGGCAGAACTAAAAACAATAGAAGTAAAAAATTGGAAAAAAGGCGGTAAGGGTATTTTAATTATCAATGAAGATGATTTTGATCCGAAAATTCATGAACTGGCTGACGCACCTGAGAAACCTAAAAAGAAAGCAGCTCCGAAAGTAGCTGCAAAAAAAGAAACACCGCCTGTTAAAACCACAGAACCGGAAGGAGAAGAACCCGAACCGGAATAAGGAGATAGCATATGGCTCTTGTTATTGATGCAACTGCCGGTGGAGCGTCTTCTAACTGTTATACGACACTTTCGGATGCGGGAGTTTTCCTTGAACAAAATATCCATACTTATGCTGAATGGGATGCATTAAGTGATAATGACAAATCTGCCTGTCTTATAATGGCAACCCGATTACTCGATGAGCAAGTAGATTGGATAGGGTCTAAAAAAACAGAAGCTCAGGCACTGGCTTGGCCCAGACAATTTGTCTATAATCCTGAAGGATATTCTGTAGATGATTCCACAATTCCTGATTTTTTGGCAAATGCTACTGCAGAATTTGGCAGACATTTAGCTCTTGAAAACAGGCTTGCCGAAAATGCCACGTTAGGATTTTCTAAAATTCAAGTAAGCTCCATTGACCTTAGAATTAAAAGAACAGATAGAAAGAAAATTATTCCAAAAGTTGTGTGGAGTATGATTAACGCTTACGGGGTCAAAGCAAACTATACTAACAGGCTGGTGAGATGTTAAAAGATGCGATTAAATCAATTGTACAAAATTCTTTTTCCGCTTTAGACGATTTACCTGTTACGGGGTATTATCATCAAACCGGCGAGATGACATTTACTCCGTCAACAGGCGTTTCTTCCGAAGCCGGTGCAATCAATGCTTTTTCACAAACTGACATTGCAGCCGTTGCTTCATCCAATTCTCTTACTTCACAAACCACAGATCTTACCACTTATAATATCACTGCAGATACAAAATATATAAAGATAGCCGGGTTCACTGAATCCGGTAATAACGGGTACTCACGGGTAACAAGTGTGGGAACTAATGCACTGGTTCTTGATGAAAGAGATATGCAGTTGATAGATGAAGTTCTTGGTGATACAATAGTTTTGACCGGAATGTTTTATAAACTTACAAATGCAATACTTTTGGATCAGTACACATTGTCTGAGTTGATGTCGCAGTATCAGTTAAAAGATGCGGAAGCTATCTTGGATACGGATCAAAAAGCAATGATTCCTTCTCTTGATCTTCCGGTAACACCTAATATGAACGATTTTATAGAAATCAATGATGTGCGCTGGCAGATACAGGCAAAAAAGATTGATCCTGCCGAATCACTTTGGATACTTAGGATACGGGAAATATGATAAAAGATATTTCAGATTTGGGATACCATATTGAACGAATTGAAACGGAAATTATGATTAAAGCTGGAGAAATAATGAAAGGTGCTGCAAACAGTGGTGTTCGATCTTTGATATATCATTCTCCGGTTCTCACAGGGGCTTATGTAAACAGTCATACAGTGGGTATCAACGCTCCGGTTGCAGGTAAAATAGATATTAGCAGTTTTAAAGGAAAAACAGGGATGCATGGAGCTAAAATGGCAGCTTTGTCAAAACTGTTAAAAACAGTCAATATGATAGATAAAAATACAAAGGCTGTGTATCTTAATAATGATATTTATTACGCGCATAAAGTTGAGTATGGATGGCCGAAAAGTCCTCCGAAAGCCGTCTATCAAAAGGCTCAACAGGCTATTGCCCGTTATCTGGTAAGAAAACAGCAGGAATTTAATTCTATGTTGTTAGGATAAAGGAGCAGTTTTATGGGATACGAATCTCAACGACAGGCAATTGCTGGGCATTTTAATACTGAATGGGCGGGTGCCACGCCGATCCAATGGGAAGGAATTCCATTTGAAGCTACCGAAGATCAACCGTATGTTTCATTCTGGATTATTCCGAACAGGGGTGATAGAATTACGCTCGGTGCTTCCAGTGAAGAAAGGTTCAGCGATATTGTTCAAATTGACATTAATGTTCCTCTTGAGGGAGCTTCACAAGTTTCTCCTGAAAAAATTGTCAGTGAATATGCGGATACGATTATGGGCATTTTCTTAAATCAATCCGTGGAAACTATAAAATTCAGGGGGGTCAATATATTTAAAGACCATGTTGATGGATGGCTGCGATGGAGTCTTGCTTTTGAAACTGAACGGGATGAAAATTTCTTTATCGAAGATCCTGATAGTGATTGGTTCTGCACCGTAAAAGAAGGTGGAGTTCAGGTTGGTGATGATGATATTGAAATATTTGATTTTGACGGTGACCACTTTGACATAAATGAAGATCCAGATAAAGAAGTCAATATATCTCTGGTAACGCCTTTCACTCCAACAGAACAAAGCAAACTATCAGGCATTGCTGATGGAGCGGATGTTACTGCTGATAACCCCCCGCAGGCTCATGAACCCAGTCATGGAGTCGGCGGTGCAGATTCGGTCTTTCCTGCTGATCCCGGTGCCGACAGGTATTTAAAATGGGATGATGATCCCGGTGAACTGGTCTGGGATTCCCCGGCAGGGAGCGGGACTGTGGATACCAGCGGAACTCCCGCACAATACGATTTTGCACGTTTCACAGACGAAAACACCATTGAAGGCAGGGATTATTCTGAAGTCAAACAGGATCTATCCTTGAACAATGTTGAAAATACCCAGCATAGTATAGATGCCCATACCATGACCATAGACGGCAGGGATGTTTCCGCTGACGGAAATAAGTTAGACGGTATTGCTACCGGAGCGGATGTTACTGCTGATAATCCCCCACAGGCTCATAAAGATTCCCATGATCCTGAAGATGGATCGGACGCTTTGGATACGGCTGCTGCTGCTAATCTGGATGGGGTTCAAGCTGGAGCAGAGGGTTCAGCGCACAGTTTTGCCCGTTCAGACCACGCACACAGGATACAGCATTCAATAGCCGATAATGCAATCATTACGATGGATGATGCGGATGCGGAAACTTCAGATTACGCAAAATTCACGGCAGATGGATTGGAAGGCAGGTCTTACGCTGAAGTCAAACAAGATTTATCTTTAAATAATGTTGAGAACACCCAGCACAGTATAGACGCTCATACAATGACCATTGACGGCAGGGACGTTTCTGCTGATGGAAACAAATTGGATGGCATTGCTACTGGTGCTGACGTAACTGCAGATAACGCTCCTCAGGCTCATAAGGATAGTCATGATCCGGAAGACGGATCGGATGCTTTAGATACCGCTGCTCCCGCGAATATAGATGGTGTTCAAGTATCGGCAGAAGGTTCTTCTCATTCACTCGCCAGAGCGGATCACGTTCACAGGATTCAGCATTCGATAGCTGACGATGCTCTTGTTACTATAGATGATTCAGACGCTGCGTCCGGAGATTATGCCAAGTTCACTGCAAATGGATTAGAAGGCAGAGATAAAACTGAAATGTTATCGGATCTCAATGTGGCAGACGGAGCGGATGTGACTGCCGATAATACCTGTGATACTCCCGGCGGAGCAGGAACAGACACAACAGCAATTCACGACAACGAAACCGGAGAAATCAACGCTCTTTCTGACAAAGCTTCTCCGGTAGGAGCAGACATACTCATTATAGAAGATTCCGCTGCGAGTTTCGGTAAAAAGAAAGTATCTATCACAAACTTGCCGGGCGGTGCGGATTCTGACGCAATTCACGATAATGTAGATGGAGAAATCAATGCTATCGCGAATAAAGCTTCTCCTGTTGGAGCAGACATTTTAGTTATTGAGGATTCTGAAGCAAGTTATGCAAAAAAGAAAGTATCTATCACGAATTTGCCGGGCGGTGCAGATGCAGATGCTATCCACGATAATGTGGATGGTGAAATCAATGCCGTCACAACCAAGGCTACTCCTGTGGGGGCCGATGTTATTCTTATTGAAGATAGTGCAGCAACATATGCCAAGAAAAAAGCAACCCTTTCAAGCCTCCCCGGTGGCACACCTGATGCCCATA